GGGTCGCCAACTTCGGCGCCAGTATAAGGTGTATCAGCAGTCTCCACAATTTCATAGGTTCCACCAGTCAACACGGCGTCTTTAGGAATGTTAATGGCATCGCCAACATAAGTGCTGGTGTCGCCTTCTGTTCTCTTCAGTTTGTAGGTAGCGGAATAACCATCCTCTGGTGTTTCCTGTGCTTCAATAGAAAACTCTACATCGGTATAACCTTCAGCAGTAGGCACAAACAAACCGTCAGACTTCAGCTCTAAAGCATTACCGTTCTCCTTAGAAACCTGTACGCCAATCGTTGTGATGCCATCCTCACTGGAACCAAGCACAACACTGGCATCTACAGCGGATAGTCCTGCCGAGCCACCGGTAGACAGAGCGTCTAACTTAGCCTTATCAGCGGCGGACATTAGACCAGATGCTAAAGCGGTTGCCTCTGTGCCCTTACCATAAAGAACTTCACCTTTGAGGAGTTCCTGGGTATCAGTTAGCCAATACAGGGTATTAGCGTCCTTAACAGCAATGGCATCATATTGAGCACGAGTACCTTGCTTAAAAATTACATTTGCCATCACAATAACCTCCTTTGTCATTTATATATACAAACACTCTCTAAGCGCTTATATTACGGTTGAATATTCTCCCAGACATACTCGGTTTCGCCACCAGGAGAATCTATACCGGTATCGCCGATATTACTCCATTCGTCACTTGGGTTCAAATCAACTGGGTCTGGGATTTCCAGCGCTTCGTTCTCAATGGTGAATGTGAGTATTTTATGCTCATCAACATGTGGTACATAGACTGAGCCGTCCCTACCGACGACAACGCCAAGATTTTGCGTTGTGTCATCTTCAAATGTAACCACAAGCTCACCGAGTTCATTGATATGCATATCCGAAATGCCTCTTGAAGTATCTGCACGAACGAAAATTGGGTCACCAAGAGGCACTTGCTCAAACTCGCCTGTTGGATTACCTTCCTCATCTTTAATCTCTATAGTAGATACCAGTTGGATTGTGCTATCTTCCATGTTGAACTTGATGTTATCGGCTTTAGCTGCAACAATCTCATCTGTCTTGTCAATGCGCTCATTCAGCGCCGTTTCCGCCTTCTCAACTTTATCTTCCATATATCTCTGCATTTCATAAATAAGGCGCAGATTGCGGTCGCTGATGTATTCGTCCATATTCTTGGAATCTGTGATATGGAGCATACACTCTCCGCTCTTCGCAATGATTGGGTCACGCGCTGAACCGGCGTAAATCTGAATCCACGAACAAATTTCTCCGGCATACCGGGTTAGAGTAGAGGTGATAGGCAGTGTATACTGGTAGTATCTTTCATTGTATTCGTCTTCCATTCGCACAAGCAGGGCAATATCCGCCGTTCCGTCTGCACGAATGTAGCTCAAATAAACCGTCGCTGTCAGCATATCAATCTCGCCTACAGTTTTCGGAATAAGGTAGATTACCTTTTGGTTCATACGGTCACCTCGATAAATCGGCTCGTTCACCGTGATTCCCAAATTCATGTTTTCATCTAATTTAATATAAATCATTTTCTCACCTCCATTTATCGAATAATAAAGTCAACATCTTGCAACAACAAGCCATCAAAGGACAAAAGCGTGCTTTCGTCCATGTCTTGAAGCAGTCTGTAATTGCCGATAACAGCATCGGCTTCACATTCAAATGAAATTCCGGAACATTCAGGCATAACAAATACACGAAGCGTTTCAATCACATCAGACAATATCTCTATGGAATGTATAACGCTGTCGTATTTATCTAAGTGTTCTTCGGTTATCTCACTGTCGATTTCAATTGCAGACTGGCTCAGATTCGGAACTGCCTGTACCACAGCCTCAATATCAGATAAAGTAAGTTCTATCTCATTCTGTATTTCGGCGAACGATGTTCGCATCGCTTCTGCCTCGGTCGCAAACTCTATACCTATAGCTTCTGGGTAAACAGAATATACTGCACTAAAGTCAATATCCACATCTGTTTCAATCGACTCATCCAACCGCTCGTAGCAAGTTTTTAACATCTCATCAATGTGCGATACAACCTCAAGACCACTTTGCACCGCAACATACTTTTGTAAGGTATAGCTTTCAACGCAACAGTCTAAAATCAGCTGCTCAAGCACTGTCAAATCTTCACGGAATGGCATAGCATAGACGATGACATCACATTCGGTAAGGTGTTTGTTAAGAAAAATATCGAATTCCTTTGCCATATGCGGCTCAACTCCTTACTTTACGCTGGGTTCAGCGCCTTCAGCTTCAAATACCCCTCTTTGATAGTCATAACGGTTGAAGTCTCAATGCTTCTTGGTTTAGAGAACGCTCCGAACATCAGAAGATTTCCGTTTGTAGCGGAATCATAAATCACATAGTGAGTAACGATTCCCCAGTCAGATGTGCTCTCATCAAAGCTGATAGAACTCGTATTTGTTACAGCGCCGTTCGTAGGCTCGCTCAAAGATGTGAGCTGTATACGCTTATAAGCACCGGTTGAATCTGGCTCAGTAACACCGCTGCCATCGAGATTTGGAGTAGTGGTGCTCAATCCAACATAATACTTGGTTGGAATGGGCGGGTTCGTTTTTGTTCCAAATAGATTTCCTGATGCAAGATTCAGAAAATATGTAGTATTCATATACACTTACCTCCCGTTGAGTAAAATGGGCATAATAAAAGCCAGTAGCTAAAGAGCAACTGACTTACTGCCTAATAAAGTTTTTATTGATATTGTTTGTGATAAATAAGATACCCTGTTTTGGAATCTCGATATCTCCATCAATATCGCGCATTTGTATTTCATAAATATACTTGCCGGACAAATCGACTGTTTCTGTTGGCTCCAGGGTGACGGTGAGTATGTTGTTTATAGTTCCATCGTCGCTAAATCGAACACCCATTTCTTTACTCAAAATTGTAGAACCGGTCTTGTTCCTAAAACTGACGATGGAGAAATTTGCAGTACATCCGCTTAAACCATACGGTTTCTTACCCCTATAGAAATAGATGTGAAATGCGAGGTCTTGCGTCTCACCGCCAACGAAATCGATTGTAGGCAAAGTATATGGACTATAATCACAAGTCATATATTCACCTGCCTTTTTTATTTGGCTTCGTCTTTATCATGAACACGAGGATTGATTTCGCATTCACTTAAAATGCCAGCGGTTTCTTCAAGAATAGAGATACTCCCACTTAAATTTGCGAGATTCTGCTTACCACTGACACTAATACTGTTCAGAGCGCTGAGGACAGCGCTAAGCCTTTTCATTATTTCTTCATTCATCATTTAAGCTCCTTCGATTCATAGTTTTGAATTTTCTTTTCTAAATCGTCAATGCGACGGCAAAGTGTTTGAATCATATGCGTATTTAGAGAAATAAACTCAGCATATCGAAGCTGGTAATATTCGCTCTCAATATCGTTCTTAACAAATCCGTCGTCCAACTTTTCGATGGTAATACCGGCGAAATCATTGGTTGTAAGACCATTATCCAATAGTGCGTTCTCAACATCCTGTGCAATAAATCCTATGTGGTAACGCCCAGATGTTCCCTTATTCATTTTGTACTGTGTTGGCTTCAATGACATAAAGAAGTTTTCATACTTCTCCATATCATACTCAACAGAGTTTTTAATGCGCCTATCAGACGGAGTGGAAATCTCGTCGCTTGCAACGATTGAACTACCAGAGACATAGAAATCCGCGTCGGAGCTTGTCATACGACACCCGTAGTTAGTCACAATAAAATATTCGCTTCCGTAACGACCTGAACTGCCATACATTTTTGCACCTGTTGTCGTTGTCGTTCCAGTAGAACCGGTGCCCATACAGAACCCACCATAATCACCAGTAAGACTTACACCGCCGCTGCCATCATATCCACCAGCCCAAATATCACCAGCTTCTATACCGCTGGCTCTGATAGCAAGATAGGTACGGCTACCACTTCCTGTAGTGTAAATACCATCGTTTGGATTTGCATCAAGCAGCGCTCGAACAATATTGCTTCTTGTTACAGAGGCATCGCTACCATTGCTGCCGTTTTGTCCATTCTTTCCCTGTATCAATATGGCATCAGTCCAAGTCTGCCCACCATCGTAGGAATATGATGCGTAGAAATCATATGTACCGTTGAAATAGGTGTGCCAGCCACTCGCATTAGAAGATGGGTAGCTTGAATACGGGTTTGTTGGCACGGCGAGTTTTGTTCTTGCATATAGAACTCGAACAGGGCTATTTGACTTACCCCATGTAATGTTGCCTGTCAGATTGATGCTACCATTCATAACAACATTACCGTTGGTATCAACATAGAAATTTCCCTGTCCAGTCTTATAATTTCCGCCAACACTGATGCCACATCCACGCAGCCAACCGTCTGTGTCATCATCTGCCACCAAATCGCCTGCCAACTTAGAAGCGTTTATGGTTCCACTAAAGGTAGCATTTGTTGCCTTCATCTCGCCATTCTTTTTTACCCAGAATGGTGCGCTTTCAGGATTTTCGGCGCCAACCCAGATGGCATATAGTGAATTATCGTTTGTCTTGCTTCCGTTTAGAGCCACGAAACCACTGGCGCTACTCGAATACAGGTAATCGTCTTCAATCGTAAATCCACCAATATCGCCGGATGTCGCGAGAAGTTTACCACGGAAATAGGCATCACCATTTGTAATGTCTAAATAGAAGTTTGAACCATCCGGCATACCCACATCGTCAAACATAATATTGCCATTATTGTCGATAAATGAAGGGTAGACCGTTGTTCCGTCTGTTTGGTAAATATCCTTATTGCCAGCTACGATTCCATATCGCGGGTCAATCAATATTTTCCCGCCATTATCTTTCTGTAAGACGAATGTAGAATTGTTTAACCACGCACCACTGGAATCGACCTTAAATTGCATAACACCGTTATCCGTCTCGTTTTCGATAATGGCATTATTACCGACAATCAGCTTTCCCATGATGGCCTCTGCATTAACACCGAAGTGGGTGCCTATCTGTTCTGAGTTAAATAAACCAATAGCGAGCTTTGCGTGCCCCCATGCATCGTCCGTTATGGCAAGCATACCGTTGGTAAGACGCATTTGTAAATTCGGGTTGTCTGGATTCTTGATATGGATACCAGACCCATTGATAATAACACTCTGATTTGCTGCAGCAAGAATCGTATTCTTGGCGGCATCCAATGCGCTGTTCATAAACTGTGTAACAGCCGCAGATTGATTAGCAACCTGGTTATATAGGTACTTGCTCGCATCGAAACTCCTACCAGACGAGTAGCTTTTTTCAATCATATCCTTCAATGTGTTTACGGTATCGTGCCTCTTAAACCTATTAGAGAATACAATAGAAAAATTGCTTCTGTCCTCAAACTCCAATTCAAACTCTATGATGTATGGTGTAATAACCTTTTTATCGCATATGTTTAAGTAGACACCCTTGCCAAGCTCAAGCTTATTTCTGAACGGAGCGAACTCATTTGCAAATATAAAGTTACCAGAATCAACACTGAACTCATAGGTAGGTGTTGCCATATCCCTAAGAACATCAGCAGCGTAATCATAAAGTTCAAGCTCAACAGAATATTTCTTATACTCGCTGACATTTGCAGTCAGATACAATGAACCAGATGCGCTTACAAACTCAATTTCACTTCCTTCTAAGGTCGTGATTTCATCAACAGTAACAGGTATAATATCGCTCATAAAATTTTCAAGCGAACCAGACACCGTGATACATCCACTCGATGAACTGCTGTTACCAGCAGAAATAGAGCCAGCATAAATGCTTAGCACATATTCTCCAGTGTTTTTTGTTTCAAGTGTACCGCGTATTACATCTCCAGAAATCACCAAAGACCCATAGAAAGAAAACTGCCCTCCAGTAAGCGTGTACATAGTTTTTCCAAAATCACTCATATCGATTTGAGAAATCTGAGAACCAACAATAGAGACAGATTCATTGGTCAACGGGTATGACTGACCTGATACGCCAGTATCGATATCGGTAGCGACAAAACTGTCCTCTGTAATATCTTGTTCGATAAAATAGGGGGAGAGGGTCTTGTATTCGTCGATGGTAAAATAATTGGAAATGTTTAGCTCTGCTACAATGGCGTTAATCTGCCGCGTGTACGACCCCTCTGTATCTGGGTTGAGTGAGTCTGAGATTGAATCTATTTCTGCCTGTTTGGCATTGATTTCAGACTGCTTATTTTTTATTTTAGCATTTATATCATCAAGCTGTTCCTGCATCGCTTTCTTACCATCGTCGGTAGTTTCCTTTGCAAGTGCTTGAATAGTAATACTTTGTTGCTCTTCCAGCCCCTGAAGCTCGTTTTGTAAATCAAGGAGAGCTGAGTTAGATGCAAGAAGGTTAAGTGTCGCAGATGCTCTAAGCGCGGATAATCCTCTGAAACGCTCACGGTTATTTAGGACGCTTCTTTGCCACGAGACCCATTTATCTGCAAGTGCATCTGGAATATCCCCATTTTCGATAAAGTAGCTGATATCATATATCCAGTTCGTTCCTGTTGGGTTCACATTACGAATATCAAGCTCATCTGCACCGTATGGTCTAATAGCCGTTACAAGCTCGTCGCTTATTTCTTCGATGTCCGCAGAACTTAATAAGTTATCAAAGTCCAGATAAATCGGTATGGTATCAAGCTTTTCATCCATATCATACGCACTGATACTCCTGTCGTATGGGTCAAATACAAATACGCACCTGAACTTTTCGGGTGCGGTATTATAAATAAATGAAAGCAGATAATCATCATATTGGTCGAAAGTTCTGTACCGTTGTGATACAGACGGTGAGATATATCCAATCTTCCATCCTGTTGCTATTTCAAGAATATGCCCAATAATCGTGTCACCGTTCAGAGGGTTGGTTGGGTCATAAAACTTAAAGGTTCCCTCTTCGAGGAAAAACTTCTTTGTATCAAGTATTTTCTCAATGGAGTATGCCTTTATGTGCTTATTCTCTGCAATACCATCTGCCTCAATAGACGGGTTCATAAGAAGATATATACCATAGTGCTTTGTGTAAATTATCTTGTGACCACTCAGATGTTCGTATATCCAATTTGGTTCCCCATCGATAACAGCCGGAATATCGAATGTTATTTCGCTTGGCTCAGAGAATTTAACATTTATAGTAAGATTGTTCACACCGGGTATTACTCCGATTGTTTCCTCGCTCATCGTTTTCAAAACAAGCTCAGGTGTTTCCGGAATACCATTAGCATCAAACTCCAGTTTGGAATAATCAAGATACATAGCTTCACCTCCTTACCCGGCAACATTGTATAAAAATCTTCCAGCGATAGTTAAAACGCCGTTTCCTTTCACGGTTAGATTGTTATCTCCATGAACAAGTCTAAAAAAGTTTAAGTTGAATCCGTCGTACAGATTTGTGTCATATGAGGTTTCCTGTATAATGCCGTTTGTATTATCCACAATCACATTACTCAATGATGGTATATTGGAAAGTAAAAGCTCTCTGTCATTGTCATCGTGGTTGATAATACTCAATTCTCCGGCGTCAGTTGCTTGATAGAACAGGGTAGGACGGATAAATTCGCGCACGGAGCTTTCGTTACGAAACAAGATTTCATCTTCTCCATTGATGGTGTACTTGTGTTCAAACGGAAAACCATATGCGTATGGGCAGTCACATACAACTGTTGCCTGAAAAGCATATGGAAGCCATCCATAGGTTAATGGCTTTAACTCTGTGATAATACACCTGAACTGAAAAGTTTCCATATCAGGTTGGTCGATAGATAACCACTTATATCCTTGATGACCGGTAAGCCAAAAACTGATATCCTCAAGCTCAAAACGGTCAAGTGGTCTGTCAGTACCAAATACAAGCCTAAATGTTAAAGGTTCACTATTGTAGTTAACTCCAAAGTGCAGAGGTTGTATTCTGTTGTTCGTTCGTGTTTCAACAATAGAACCGACATTGCCGAAGCTAACATCATCCTGACCGCTTCCGCCAAAATCATATAGCATCAGCCCATACATTAAAGATGATTCTCCATCAAATGAAAACTCATATCCATTGAACAACTTTCCCACCTCCTTATAGCATAAAATGAGTAGGGGAGGGTGACTAACAAATCACCCTCCACCTTGTTATCGTTTGATATTCAGTTGTTTTAAGACCTCGTTGGTGAACTGCCGGTTAATCTCACGATGCTTTTCAACGGTTTCATCATTTGCGCCATATATATAAACATCGCCAAACTTGACGCTGTTTACAGGCTCTTTTGTAATGCCGTTTGGCACGTCAGAAACCAGTTTTGGCAATGCATTTTGCGCTGCCAACAAGGAGCCAGATAGGGAGGAGGTGCTGATAGCTTTACCAAGTTTCTCCGATAGGATAGTGGCAAAGTCAACAATCCGATAAAGCCCTTCTTCTTTTTGTGAGTCGAGAACAGCTTCACCCTTTTCGAGAAGAGCCAGAACTTCATTTTGCTTTAGCGTTGGCGCATCGCCGACAATGCCACCTGTATGATAGCAATACTTCTTATACTTATCATACAGCTTCTCGCCACCGACATTGTCTATGTACCAAACACCATCGCTGCCTCTTTTGGCTGTTATACCAAATTGGCTTAAACTTGCGCCGAGCCTGAGATTTTCCGCATCGCGCTCTGCTCTGGTTTTGTCGTCTGCGGTTGCCCAAGATATACTATTACGGTACATCTTTCGGATAACTGCGTGCAGTTGCTCTTCACGCGTCGATGAGTTATCATAAGTGGTTCCTCCGACCACGCCGCCATCAGGGTTTCCGTTATTGCCCGTACCTGCACCAGTCCCGATTGCGTTTAATGCAGCTACATAGCTTCCATACCTTTGAGCTGCAGCCAAGCAGTTTTCCCAAGCAGTTGTGATTTCACTGTTGAGCACACTTCCATATTCTGTATTCCACGATATCAGTTCAGAATACAGGGTGTCCCAGTGTGTTTGGATATAGTCTATTGCCAAATCGTATAGCTTCTGATAGCTACTGATTGTATTTTCAAGCGCGGCAATCTCAGCGTCCTTCTCTTGCTCGTAGGATTCTTGCATTTTATCCAATGCAGTTTCCTGTGCATTGAACGCGTGTTCAGCCTGTGAATCTGCAAGCTCCTTTTGAAGATTGGACATTTCCTCTTCGAGTTTTATGCGTTGAGCTTGTGACCCCCTGCTATTGTCCAAAGACAATGTGGTTATACGCTCCTGTAATTTGGCAATCTCTTTTACCTTGTCCGCAACCTCGTCTTCGTAATCTGCCTCGTCCTTAGCTGCCTGCATTGCCTCTTTACGCAAACTGATAATATCCGCATAGTCTTTTTTCATTTGCTCCAGAGCATCAATCTGGTCGTTGATTTTCTGTTTAATCATATCCATGACATACTTCAGGATATCATCCAGACCACCGCGCATATCGTCAAGATTTTCTCCTACGACACCAATCCCCGCAACGGCACTATCAGCAATAGAACGGATAGCGTTGATATTATGCAATGCTGCCTCATATTGGTCGCTGTTTAACCCAAGCAGCGCGAGGTTTGCATATACAAGCCCCCATGTTGAATTTGTAGCTTCTGTAGTGGCATAAAGAAGCTGATTTAGGTCTTCGAGAGAATCTCCTCTTAAAGCAAGCCGTAAACGCTCAACATAGTTCATTGCGCTTTCCAATGCAAGCTGTTCTGTTTTTGCCGCAATAACTTTGTTGATGCTCTCTTCGTTAATCTCCAGAAGCCCGTTTTCATCTCGCAGATATTGCATATATTCCGGCCCAAGTCCAACAATTGCCTGGAATGCGTCTACAGAGATAAATCCACCGTTCTCAGCATACTCCTTGGCGGCAGACTTCAGAGTATCAAACACATTTTGAATCTCATCAACAGCGTCGCTCACATCGTTCACCATATCGACCAAGTTGTCAACAATGCGCTGCTTGACCTCTTCGATATTCTTCTCATAATCCCACCAGAGGTCACTGAGCTTGCTAACCTCATCGCTGGTGTCTGAATAGCCTTGTGAACGATACCACTCAGCCTGCTCATGGATAATCTTTTGCATTTGCCTGTAGTATGCTGCAATATCGCCGGCATTCTTTTCAACATCAACAACATTTCGCTCAGCAATTGCTTTTTCAAGCCAATTTTCAGTTAGAGTTATTGCGTTTTCTCTTTCACCGGTTGCTTTTTCATAATCTGCAACAATGGCTTCTTGGATACTATCCTGATATTCCCACCATTGTTTTTGCAACTCTTGAATATAGTCAGAGTTTTCACTGAGCCCAAGCTCCCGATATTTCTCAGCCTGTGCGTGAACAGCCTCCTGCATTTTACGATAAATAGCAATAATTTCAGTGGTGCTGCCGCCGTTTTTCTCAAGCAGAAAGATAGAATGCTCAAAATCTCCAAGGATTTCTTCGAGCTCATCTTTTAATTTTTCAAGCGTATCTTTTAGCTTTTCTTCAAGAGAAGAATCATCAACCTCTGCAGTAACAACGACTTTTGTGCCGCTACCATTATTTGTGCCACCGCCGCTTGTACTGCCAGATGGTTTATAGGGTTTATACCCACCTGTAACCATTGCAGTTCCGCTTACAAGAGCAGAGGCTCTCCCAGAGACATACCCGTTAGCAAGTAAGTCTTCCGTCTGTTTATGGTTAAATACAATAGCACCAGCGGGTATATTACGGAACTCAGCACCATTATCTCCAACTGTGTACCATCTACCGGTATGAGGGTCTACGACAATCTCTCTACCAAGCTCACCAACCAGTGTCCTGCCACCGGGTGCTGTGCCCCAATTTCCGCTTGCTTGCGCTGTACCACTTGCGTGCGCAGTGCCGTTTAATTTATGTACGCCACCTTCTGTGTCGCCAATCGCCGTGTAGTTTACATATCGCGTCAGCGTTTTGAAATATGTCGGCAAGTCTGATAAGTCTGCAACATATTTGACTGTTGAATCATAAGGCCCGAATGACTTTGGAAGCAGGTCAGTGTCCGTATTGTAAATAACATCACACGTTTTACTTTCCGGGTTGTATTCTGTGATTGCAGATGCATCAACGCCAAATGTAACAAGCGTATCCGCAGAAAGCTCATCTATCGAGGCTTGCAGCGCTTCGGCGGATGTTGTATCCAAGCCAAGTGTTGCTTTAACTTCTGGGCTTAATTGCTGGATTCGTTCAACCAGTGCTGCAACATCTGTTTCCGCCTCAGTTGTGTCTGCACCAATGCTCTGCTGTATCTCAAGCGTATTCTGCTTGTTTTGAAACTCTTGCAGCAAAGATATTGTGTTTGCAATATCTGCATCACATTGTGTTGTGTCAACACGCATTACATCCGGTTGGTTCAATAGCTGTTTTTGTGTAATACAGTATTGAATAATTGAATTTGCATATTCGACCTCGGATGCGTCTACATCGGGCTTTGCCTTGATGCCGTTCATTTCTGCAATAGTACCATCTAAAGCAGAAAGCTGCTCTTCCGTTGTAGATAGGTCTGACACATCTGTTTTAATTACAAGATTTTCGTTGCCATCTATTTGTCGAAGCGCCTCAGCGGCCTCTGTCGCTTCTATAGCCAGGTCTCCATATGTTTTAACAGCCTCGTCGCCCCAATCAAACTTTGCACCCTTTAGCTGCAGCTCGTCAAAGAACGCCTGAACAAGCCCATCAGACAACCCAAGACCTTTTGCAAAGTCCTCCATAGATTGTTTACCGGCTATTGTCCATCCGTCCTCGTCACTATAGTTCATAAGACCGGCTTTTACGGCGTTGCTCAGGAATGTATCAATGTTTAGGCCATCTATATTTCCATCATCGTCAAAGGACAGATATTCGCGAACATTCGCCATATAAGCTTCAATTGCTGCTAAGTCATCACGGTCAACACTATCTGGTACGATAAAGTCAACTGCTGCTCCAAACTTCTTTGAGCCAAAATCTCCAAAAACCTCAGATTCGCTGTTGTATGTATCGAAGATGCGTTGCATGGCCTCTGCGGCGTCATCTGCCATATCGCCATAATCAGATGAACTTTGCGCATTTAACCAGTTCTGATACGCACCAATCGCTTCTCGTATAGAGGAAGACAAAAGGTCATATTGTTTACATGTATCAGCAATCGTGGCATTTTCATCGAGTAGCGCATCGATAGAAGACTGAATACTCTCTTTATTCTCGCCCTCAGCAAAGGTGTTTTCTCTTAGCTGTTTCCGGTATGCCTCAATTTGCCGAGCGTTTTCAATGTATTTACTTTGAGAAATCGCTTTATTGGTTTCAATTGTTGCAATTTTCTCTTCTGCCTTGGCTTCAGAAATTTCGCGAACCCTTTCGGCATTTAACTGCATGGTTCCATTGACATATTCGAGCGCAGAATTATAATCTTTCATGCCTTCTGCGCTAAAGTCCGCAATGGAGATGGATTTACCGTTTGCCTGAGACGAAAGAATTTTCTGTGCATTCTGGATACTCTCCACAACGCCTGTCGCGGATTTGCTTAAGGTATCAAATGTTTCTGTTGTCTTAATCAAATCAACACGAAGCTGTTCTGGTGTAAGACTATTTGGTTCTGCGGAAATATTATAATAAATCTGCATGACCTCATCGATTGACATATCGTCAACCATATAGTCATATTCATCCTGCAACAGATTTTTAGCGTGTTCAATCGCTTTTGTTACATCACTGTCCTCGAATTCAACAGAGTTTTCATCGATTCCAAATGATGTCTGAATATACAGCTTTAATTCTTCATCGTCTATCTTATTAACACCAGCAATGAAGTTTTTGACCGAGTCTTGATACTCTTTTACGGACAGTGTGTTTCCATCTTTATCCAAACCAAGCTTCAGGTTTGAGCCGACATTGAGCAGGTTCTGAATATATGGAGTTATTTTGTCCATAAAGCCATTGATTTGTGCTTTAACTCTGTTTACAGCATCCTCGTCTATGACCTTGACCCCAAGCCCGTTGGTCTTTGTGATGTCATCCATGCCGAAAGAATTGACAAAACTCGTTATAACGTCTTTTGCGCCATCACTAAGTTCTGCATACTTCTCGTTGCTCTCTGCAACAAGCATGAGTTGGTCAGAAACATCTTTGTTCTTTTGTACTAAATCGTCTCTAACCCTTGAATATTCAGTTGCAGCATCTTTTGTCTCTTCTACGGCATTATCAAAAACGCTTTTTGATTCAAAATCTGCATCTTCCCAGGATATGCTACTTAAGATAGCGCTATGTCCGCTTTGAATATCAGTGACAATTCTGTCTACATAATCATCCCAGAACCAACTGGATTGCCAGTATCCGTGGTCATTAAAATATTTCTGTAGTTCTTCATCTATATTGTCAACGCCTAATGCGGTCATAATTTGGCGAGCTAAAAACTCACCATTTTCAGTTCCATCTGGAATATCGCCTCTGTTATTTACATTAAATACTTTCCAAATGGAATTTGAAAAAGTTGTATCGGATGTTAGAATATCTCCATTTATCAGCTTAGAATACTCTGAAATAGCTCCTGCGAGAGCTTCTGATAGCTTTGGAGTTGTTGCCATCTGGCGCAATTCGTTCCGGTATTCCTGTTCCTGAAGCTCTATAGCTCTTTCAAGCAATCCGTTTTTGTCGGCCAGATAACCATTTTCCTCGTCATACCCTCGTATCAGCGAAGGGGATATCTCAACTACCTGCTCAACAATTTCTTTATATCGTTTATAATCATCTGCAGACAGCGAAATATTTTTTCCGTACTTATCAACGCCAGCAGACAGCCTTTTGAATTCATCGGAAAATCCGTTTAGCGTTTCAATGTTTGATTGTGTCGTAGAACGAACTTCCTGGAACGCTTCTTTTAATTCGTTTGAGCTCTCTACCAACTCTTCTGTCGTTTTGTGAAATTTTTTGAAAATTGTTATTCCGACAGAGAGGACGGCAAGCGCTATTCCGATAGCGCCAAGTGCAGTCTGGAATGTGGTAGCTCCAGCGGTCGCTTGTGCAAATGCATTCGTTATGACCTGCTTAAATCCAAGGCCAGCGGCCTTGGCGGCGGAAAAACCT